GTACAAGGGAAGCACGGCGGCCCCCCCGCGGGGTCGTTAAGAATGCGGCGGGGGCCAACCTTACGGGCCGACACGAAAAGGGGGCCGACACGGCAAGCCATCCAAAATATTTTATAGGGGGTCTTCCTTATGTTGAACCTTGAAACCGTCCGTACTCTTACCCGCCACGGCTACGAAATGTCCGCCGTTCTGGCCGCTATGAACGCCGCCGAAACTACCGGAAGTGCCGATCTGGACGGCTGGACAATCCGGTACAACGATCGCGGCGAAATGATCACCGTTCACCCCAGCTGGTGCGGAATCTATGTCGGGGACTACGCCGCCCACATCATCTTCCAGAAAAACCTTTCCTACCGTTGCGGCAGGTATGGCTATATGAACGCCAAACACAGGGACTTGCCCGCCGTCCTGGAAAAGCTGGACGCTTCCAAAACTAATGGCTTCATTCTCTGCGAGTGCTGCGCCTGCGATTATGAGCGCCGCAAAAAGCAGGTAGAAAAGCTGGGCTACACCGTCCACCGCTCCAATATTTCCGCCTGCAAAACCGATATTTCCACCTGCTGTTTCCTGATTGCTTAACCACCGCCGCCCCGGCCACCCTGGCCGGGGTTTTCCTTTTCTTACGGAAGTATACAATATGCACAGAATTTCCGCCCGATCTTTGTGCATCATTTTAAGCATATTCGCTTGACTTTTTATTCTTCCGTAAGTATAATATAGACAGTTAAGGAAACCACACAAAAACAAAACGGGGGTTACGAAAATGAAGGTTGCAGAAAAGATTCTTGAACAGCTGGGCGGCCAGAAGTTTATTGCTATGACCGGGGCCAACCACTTTGTAGCGGACGGCAACACGCTCCGCATGGCGCTTCCGAAAAACGCCAGCAAGGCAAACCGCCTGTATATCACGCTGGACGCTACCGACACTTACACGATGCACTTTTTCAAGTACACTGCCGGGCATCTTAACAAGAAAACTTTCGCCTGGATTGAAGACAAAACGGTTGAAGTTCGGACGGACAGCGGCGTTTTCTGTGACAGTTTGCAGGCCATCTTCACAGAAGTAACCGGAATGTATACGCACCTGTAACAACCACCGCCGGGCGGCCCAGCCGCCGCCCGGCTCCATCAATGCCACAGGCCGCAAGGCCGGAAAGGAAACAACCATGGAAAATACACAACTTATGGAACTCCCCAAGTGCCCCACCTGCGGTTGCTACATGATTCACCGCCCCGCTTCCCACCAAACGCAGGAACAAAAATTCTGCGGTGTCTGGTATGATTGCCCGTCCCCCCGATGTGCCTGTTCCGTTCTTCTTCCATCTCAGGAGTTGCGGGAGTTTTTATCCTTGCGGGAAGCCCCGTAAAGCCCCCAGAAACGCAAAGAAGCCCGCAGAAGGTAATTACACCCCCTGCGGGCTTCCGTGCGTCCTGGCGCTGTCTATGGCCCGTCCTGCGGGCTTTTATGTGTTGTCGTGTTCCTGCTGGCCGTCCTGGGCCGTCTGCGGCGCGTTCTGCGCCCCTTCCGCCGCCGTGGCGGTATCCATACCCGCCACCGCTTCCGGCGCGTCCTGGGCCGCCTGGGCGGCTTCCTGGGCCATCTTTTCCGCGTTCATGTTCTTGCTGTCTTCCATTGTCATTTCCTCCATAAAATTAAATTTATTGCGGGCCAGCAGCACAACGCCGCTGGCCCGCTCGGTGTTCCTGTTACTTGCCCAGCGCCTTTCTTACTTCCGCCAGGTAGTCCACGCCGTTAATAAGGCAGATGAAGTTCACGGGGTCAATCTCCGTTTCCTTCTTCCCGTCCCTGTAAATGGCGTAATAGTATACGGCGTGTTCGCCGCTTGCGTCCGCCGGGGAAGCCACCGCCGCTTTACCCACGGCCAGCTTTTTCGGCATCGTCCGCAGAATGTGCTTTAGCGCTTCCTGCTTGTGCTGCCCCTTGTTGCTGTTGTAGCCCTGCTGGGATACGCGGCAATCCAGGTTGTGAATACGCGGCTCGTTCATCTTCACGGCGGCGGGCGTAACCGTGCGGAAGCTGAACTTTGCCGTCATGGCTTCCAGGTGTCCGATCACAACGGCTTCAATGTTTCCGCTCAATCCCGCGCCTTTGATTTCCTCCACCAGCCACGCCAGTTCCGGGAACTCCACTTCCGCGATCCCGATATAGTCCACCGCGTCTTCGTACACGGCAAAGTTGTTTACCAGCTGATCAACTTTCGGCATTGTCTATTCCTCCCTTCTTACGCCGCCGGGGACAGCAGCACTTGCAGGTAGGAAAGATCGTATTCCATTACCCAATTCAGCTGCTGCAACGGGGACGGGGGCGTAACGTAAATATGGAACTTCACCCGGCCCGCCATCAGGTTTGTAAGGGCGTTTTCGCTCTCCAGCATTTCCACCCGGCCCCCCAGGATCTTTTCCTCGGCGGTCAGGCTGTTCAGCCAATAGTTTACGCCCTGCATGATCGCGTCCAGCAGGCGGCGCGTGATCCGGCGGTCAACATCGTTCCAGGAAGTCAGGATCACCGTTTTGGCAATGTACTTGAACATCCGGTTGATATTATAAAAATAGTCAACCGGATCGGTGTTGGCCGGAAATGCGGAAGTGTAGTTGCCCCAGGACACAAAGCCGTTGTAGAAGTTGACACAGGTAATAATACCGTTGTCGTTCAGATAGTTTGCTTTCGGCACGTCCAGCCGGACTTCCTCACCGTTCGCCAGCACCATACTGTCAGCACGCAAAACCTTGTTGGACGCGCTTTCGCAAGGCGTGCCGTCCCCGAACTCCCCGCTGTTGTCCGTCTTGGACATACTGCCCGCCAGCTGTACGGTATAGTCAAAGACGCGATCGCCCAGCTTGACTTTCGGCCAGCAGCACAGCTGGTTCACGTTGAAAATATTCATGCGCTTTTTCAGCGCCGGAACGTCCGTGTACCAGGTTGCGCCGTCCCCTTCCGTGCTGGGCAGTTCGATCAGCGCTTCCGCTTCAAACACGCCGTTGATATTTTCCGCCTTTGCGGACATAACCGCCGCCACCTCATTGTCGTGTGACCAATTCGGACACACGATAATGTCAGGCGCAAGCGTGTACTTCGGAAAAACATCGTCGATCAGTTCCAGGCCCGTTGTCTTGTGCGTTGTTACGCTGTATCCGCCGATAATATCACTTTTCGTAACCATAGACGGATCAACCGCGTCATAGCTTACCTGCTGGGCCGTGGTGGTGTCGGTCAGGAACTCGATCGCGCAATTATCATCCGTGTAAAACACGGTATAATCGGTATCCCGCTCCATCCCTTCCACTTCCACCGTGTCCGCCAGGGCTTCCAGCGGCAAAAGGATCTGGTTTTCCACAGGCTCCATGCTGTCCGCCGCAACCTTCGTTTTGTGCTTTGCGGGGTCAAGCACGTTCACCATGATAACCGGGGCCACGTTGTACAGCGTGAACGCCGTGTAAATCTCCATGCACAGCGGGTATTTCTCCCAATCGTCAGAATACCCCAGGAAACGCACGGCTTCTTCGTAGTCATTCGCCATAATGACTTCGTTGGTCTTCCCGCCCACCATTTGCACGGGGGCCGCGCCCACCGCGAAATGCACGCCGGAATCCACTTTAATAGGCGTGGAAACGCTGGTTTTCAGCTTCGATGCGTTTACGCCGTGTGTCAGCGCCATCTATTATCCCTCCAATCCTTCCGTTGCCGCCAGGGAAGCAATGTCCGCGTAGAACTTATGTAGGGCGTTCCCGCCCGCCGCGATCTTCTGCTTCGCTTCCGCCAGCTTCGACACGGGCACAAGCATATTTTTGACAAGCGGGTATCTTTTCAGCACTTCCTCCATTTCCGGGGAAGCAAGGATCTGATCCCGCGTGCCCTCAAAAATTTTGTTGGTTTTCAGCCGCCCACGGGGAAGTTGCGGCCCCACATACACCAACTTTTCCGGCTCCGCTTCCTGCGGCGCGTTCTGGACGGCTTCCGCGTCCTGGGCGGTATCCTTGTCCCCCTCCGCGCCGGGCGCGTCCTGGGCGGCTTCCTGGGCCGTCTGGACGGCTTCCAGGTCTTCCGCCTTGCTTTTCGCTACTCTTGCCATATTTCTTCAACCTCCCGTTTCATTGTTGGCAGGCCCCATTTTGTGATCATTTCCCCAAAATGGTACGGCCCGTATTTTTCCGTATCCGTGTAGATCAGGTATTCTACCGGGAAATGCAGGACAAAGCGATCGTCCAGTATTCCAACGCGCTTTAATTCCGCTTTAATCTTCAACAGCAGGTTCAGCACATCGTATTCCCCCGCTTTCCAGTCCTCGGAATACGTTGCCGCTATAATGCGGATCATACATTCGCTGTCTTCCACTTCGTCTTCGCCTTTCAGCAGTTGCAGCAGAACATATGGAATCCGCTTTATTTTGTCTTCCTTTTTCGGCAAGCCGTACTTGTGGACTTCCGCTGGGCGCTCTTTTCTGTCCGCGCCCGGTTCCGTTTCCACTTCAAGGATAATGCTTTTTGTGTGTTCCTCCACAAATGCGGCCAGGGTTTCCATAAGGAAAATTTCTGTCATGGTTTACCCTCCATAGCCGTTCAGAAGCCGTTCAACTTCGTGCATAACACGTTCGTCAACGGTCTTCTGGGCTTCTTCCTGTAGCTTTTCGGCCACGGCGGTTTCCCCTACCATGTGCGCGGCGGACAGCCCCATATACTCCGAAATAGGCAAATGCTTCCGCGTTTCCCTATGAAATACGCCGATATGTCCGCTTTTCATTTCAGCTATAAAGGCATCGTCATAGACGGCCCCGCCGCCGCGCTTCATGGTTGCGCTTACCTGCTTTCCGGTTCCGGGCTTTTTCGGCGTTACGTTGAACTTGTACAGGGGGATTTCATAGCCTGCAAAATGGACGTGCCCGGCCAGATCGCCCGTTGACGCTTTCTTTATGTTCGTGCTGGTTGCACCGCTTAAAGCGCTGCTTTGCACCGTGTAAACCCGCTTTACTTCCCGAAACGCCCCGGTTTTCACCTTTGACAGTCCCCGGTTTATGGCGTTGGAGAAAGCCCGCTCGGCCCCTTTTGGGACTTGCGCCAGCATGGCTTCCACCCGCTCCATAGTTTCCGCGTCAATCTGTACGCCTATATTCATCGTTCGCCCAGCGCCCCCAGTTCCAGAATGATTTCCCCGTCTTCGTGGTGTGCGCGTTCAATGTTGTACTGCTGTGTCACGCCCGCCACCTTCACAGCGAACTTGTGATCCCGCTCCGGCATGAAGCCCAGATCGTACAGCGATACATACGCCACGGCTTCCAGGCTGGACAGGCCCGGCGCATTATCGCCGCCGGGCCGCTGTCGTTCCGCCGCCGCTTCATGGTCAAGCACCACGGGCACTTCGTACCATTCCCGATCATAGTAGAAGCCCGCCACCGTGGCAAATTCCGCCGGGTTGTGAAATACCCGCATATCCGCCGCCAGCTGTGCTTTGAAGTCCATTAGAATACCTTCGCCACAAGCCAGCTGTCAACCTCATGCGGCACGGGCACGGGGGCGCTTTGCAGGGACAGGAAACGGCGATCCGGGCGCTTCTTGATGAATGTATCCGGCACATACTTTCCGGCCACGGTTTCCCATTTCTCCGTTTTCTGGTTCAGAATGGAAATAGCGCCGTAGTACATGGAATACTTGGCGTGCGTGCTTGCCATCATCAGCGTGCCCGCCGGAACCATGGGCAGTTCCACAGGGGTTGCCGGGTCTGTCCAATCGTCCACGTACCATTCGTTGTACTGGTAGAGATCCAGGCCCAGTTCGTGGATCGTTCCGATATAGGTAACGTTGTTTTCCTTCTGCGTGGGCTTGATCACGGCCAGGGCGTAGTTCTTCACGTCCAGCAGCTTCTGGATCTGTTCATCCATAAGGAACTCTGTCACCACGTCAGAAGCCATAATGCACACGTTGCAGTTGGTGAAGCCCTCTTTCTGTACCTTCTCATGCCAGGCTTTCAGATCGGCGTACTTGTTCTGGGCCGTTCCGCCCTTCCACTTCCGCTTTGTGTCCTTGGAAATGTCAAGCAGGTTCGTAAAGCGGAAGTCGATCGTATCCTTCACGCCCTCGCCCAGCACAATGATCTTGCCCGTAAGCATGGCCTGGGCGCACATCCATTCTTCACGGCGCAGAATCATTTCCCGCAGATCCGTGAAGTCTTCCGACATCTGGATCACGGCCCGCTGTGCCGGGGTTCTGCCGCTGTACAGGCTTTCGCCGGGCTGCCGATCCAGAATATCATCAATGGTTGTCACCTTGTCCGGCGCAACGAACGGGGGCGTATACGTTTCGGTCGTATACCCGGTGTTCTTGATAATCTTGCCGCCGATCTCGCGGGACACGAACGGGGCCAGCTTCCGTGCGCCCTTCTTATAGTCCATATCAACGCTTTTCGTTGCGAACGTCTTTTCATGGGAAAAGAAGGTGCTACGGAAGAAGGTGTGGACGGGCGGCAATTTCTTGATCACGCCCATCATGGTACGGGGTTCGTAAATGCTTACACTGTTAGGCATTTTTCCTTTTCCTCCTTCGTTACTTCAAGAAAATAGACAGCTTCCGGCACGCCGCCTTTGCTTCGTCCACGGTAATTCCGTCAAGGCCCACGGAATCCGCAAACACTTCCCCGGTCATAATGTACACAACGGGATCGCCCGCCGCTTCCGCCGTACTCACGGCAATGCCCACCACGTTTGCAATGCCTGCTTTGGTTGCCTTTACGATCCCGGTATCGCTGGACATAACCAGGTCATACAGGGCAATAGCGCCGCCAGCGGTTCCCGTTTCCGGCACGGCGGGGAACTCCCCGGCGTAAAACTTTTTCGGCGTATACTCCCGCCGCTCGATCAAATCCGCCACTTCCGTTTCCTCCCTTCTCTTTACAGAACTTCCTCAATGGCCCGATCGAAAACGCTCATGCCATCATCAGCGCCGCCCATAGGCGTTCCGCCCGGCTCGATCCCGTCCATGCCGGAATCGGCGGCATCCTTTGCAACCGCCGCCAGGTACTTTGCGCCCGCCTGCTTCTGGGCGGCAACGATCTTCAAGGCCACCTGCCCAGCGTCCACGGGGGTTTTGAACAGGGCATCTTCCACGATGCTTTCATACCCCGCCGGGGCCGTGTCCATGATGCTCTTGATCCGCTCCCTCTCGCTGTTCACGGCTTCCGTGCGGATCTGGTTCACCAGATCCGGGTATTTTGCTTCCAGGGCGGGCACGGTCTTGATCTGTTCGTCCATAGTTCCTTTTCCTCCTTTTTGGTCTTTTGGTTCTTCGATAGTATTTTGCAAACCGCCCTGGGCCGGGCTGTTTAACAACATTGTGGGCACGGTCTTAAACCGTGACAGATCCAGCGGAACAGAATTGACAATGACTTTCCGGGCGTTCTCGATCACCGTCTGCGGCTCCGCTTCAAACATGATGGAATCACAGAAGCCCTTTTCCACGGCCTGATCTCCCGTCCACCATGTTTCTTCCTGCATCATGGCCGCTATGTCTTCGTCCTTCATTTTGGTTCTGCCCGCGTATGTGTTCACAATGGACTGTTTGATCACCTTCAATTCCTGGGCCAGCTTTTCAAAGTCCGCCGCCTTGTAGGTGTCCCACACAGTCATAGCCGGGTCATGGATCATAAAAACGCCGTTCCTGGGGATCTGGATAACGTCCCCGGCCATTGCAACGATCGTGGCCGCGCTGGCGGCCCACCCGTCAATTTTCACTGTGATTTTTGCTTCAATGTCCCGCAGGCGGCAATAGATCGCGTGCGCCGCGAACACGTCACCGCCGGGGGAATTGATCCGCACCACCAGTTCTTCCACATCCCCTATGGCGGCTAATTCCTGGTTGAACTGGGCCGGGGTTACGCGGTCTTCCCACCAGCTTCTTTGACTGGCGATCGGGCCGTACAGAAGCATTTCCGGCGGTTTCGTGCCCGTGGCCGGGACGAAATTCCAGAATCTATTTTCCGTCACCTGGTAGGGGTTCCCCGCCTGCGGGCTTCCCAGTTGCCCCCGCTGCGGGCTGTTGGCTCCCTGCGGCATTTTGCGTTACCTCCCTTAATTTTTCTTCTTCCTGTTTCAGCTGTTCCACGTTTGCGTAATAGTCCGATCCGGTCATTTCCATAGTTTCAGACTGCCGCGTGGAGAATCCATTTTTAACACGCTTTTCCGCTGCGGTCACTTCCTTAACCGGGTCAAGAATCCCACGGGCCGGGCCGTTCCATTCCGCCTTGCTGTAGGCTTTCCGGTACAGCGGATCGGAAAAGAAGCCCGGCGCGTTCACACGGCCTTTCGCCACGGCTTCCGTCAGCCATTCTTCATAGATCACTTGGCAGAAGTCCGCCGCCAGCCACGCCCGGTACATTTTG